CCGCTGAGGGCATCCTTCCATGTAGTCAGCCGGGACTGGAAGTCTACGACCTTACCGCTGAGGGCATCCTTCCATGTGGTCAGCCGTGACTGGAAATCTACGACCTTACCGCTGAGGGCATCCTTCCATGTAGTCAGCCGGGACTGGAAGTCTACGACCTTGTTGTTCAGGCTGTCTTTCCACGAGGTCAGATTCACTTGAAAGTCTGTAGACTTGTTTTTCAGGTTATCTCTCCAGGTTTTTACATTCGCAATCCAGTCAATAAGCTTGTTCCTCAGGTTATCCTGCCAAGTGGTCAGTCTTGCTTGGAAGTCTGTGGATTTATTTTTCAGGTTATCTCTCCAGGTTTTTACATTCGCAATCCAGTCAATAAGCTTGTTCCTCAGGTTATCCTGCCAAGTGGTCAGCCTTGCTTGGAAGTCAATAAATTTGCTTTTCAGCTGATCTCTATAGGTTGTCAAGTTTGCCTGCGCATCGATGTTTACACGCGGATTTTTTGATACCCTGCTGTATTCGGCAAGCTTTTCCTTGATCTGCTTATACAGTGTCACTGCAGCAGCTTCGCTTGGACGCAGATCAACATTTACATGCGGATTCTTTGATACCCTGCTGTATTCGGCAAGCTTTGCTTTGATTTCAGCATACTTTGGAAAAAGTTCAGCAAGAGCATCACTAAAATTATTGGCTATCAGTTCTGCAGAACCGTACCAATCAAAAGTTGAAACAAAACCAAACCCCGCGCTAAGCGCATTTTTGAGCCACTTGCCGACCTTAGTTCCTAAAGAAGTGGGTGACAGTTTTAGATTATCAATCCCCTTATTGAGCGAATCTGCAATTGCTTCACCAATGCCAAAAAAGTTACCTTCTGCTGCAAATGTCTGAATCTCTTCGGAAAGACCGGAAAGCCACGCGGGGGTTTTTCCTTCCAAGGTAGTGGTTGTTGACGATGCGCCGCCTCCACCGCCGCCTCCGCCGCTTTCGGCATTCAGCTTGGTGATTTCATCAAAGCCTGCCAACTGCCGATTAAACTCCTTCTGTGCGCCTCCTGCGCCACCGATCGCTGCCGCCGCAGCATTGGCGCTATCTGCCACCGTAGTCCAACCGGAGCCAAACAGGTTGGTAATCAGAGATCCAATGGCGTTACTGACGCCTACAATGTAGGGCATTACTGCGCTTAAGGCATTTGCCACTAAGTTGATGGCCGGCGCCAAAGCCTGTCCTAGGCTGTTCTTCAGCGCAGTTGTTTGCGCCTGCAACGCCTCATTTTGGGAAATATATTGCCTGACAATCGATCCTAATTCGCCGAATATGGACTTTACCAGATGCAATCCCGCTGTCACAAGACCAATTCTTCTGATTGATCTAACGAGACTTTCAAGCCCAGCCGTTGATGTCTTCGAGCGCTTGCTAAGGCTAAGGACGTTGGATGCGATATCTTTCAGACGACTCTTTGTCGATTGAGCAGCTGCACCCAGTTTTCCGGTCTTCTCCGCAACTTCCTCTGTGGATTCACCAGTATCCTTTAGACTTCTGATGTAGTCATTGAGCTCCCCCTTGAGGTCGCGCAGGAGTTTTTCATTCCCCTCGAAACCTTCATAGCCCCAAGAGAATCCGGCCGCTTTTAGGGCCTTCTGTTCCGCTTCCAACTCGCGAATACGATCTGTCAGAGATACAATCGCCTCGTTCTTTCCGCCTTGTGCCATGGATTTTTTCAGGCTGCCGAGAGAAAGCGCGCTGTTTTTCAGAGCCTGCTCCGTCTGCTTTGCAAAGCTACCGGTGGCTCCTGAACTTTTTTTGAATTCGGATGTAAGTCCGGACAAATCCGCGCCTACGCGGACGATCATGTTTTTAATTACTGCCAAATTATTCACCTCCTGCCGCCTCCGGCAGAGGAAAAGCCTGAGCCGTGTGCGGGATTCGCTTACGGCTCAGGCTCTCGACATTTTGTTACACCGGGCACCATTGGATAGTAACCAGCATTGTACGGCGGAGCAGGCCGTGGTCTACATCAAAGGCATCCGGCTCAGGACTTTCACAGCTTGAAGAATAAATATATTCCCCTGTGCCGGTGTTCAAATCGGATACGGTGAAGGATTTCTCCACGGCGTCATACATAGCGTGGATACTGTGATACATACGGCCAATGAAATCGATAAGAACCAAATCGGTGTAATGGTGGAGCTCGCCTTCCAGATCATACTCGGGATTGCGGCTTTTGCAGGTATATACCGTAAAAGCAAAGTCATTGTCTGCCGTATAGATGTCGTCAATATTGACGCCAACCGGGAAAATGTTTTTCCCCAGACCTTCTGACTTCGTCAGCCTGTCAACAATAAAATCATAAATCATAACTCCTCCAGCATATCCAAAACGGAAGACACTACCGTCTCTTCATGCTCGCTGTAGAACTCAGCAGATGTGTCCCGCATGTAGTACAGACCCGGCATCCGTTTGCCCCTGCCGATTTTGAAACCGTACTCCTGAGAGGAAGGGTAGTAGTACCGCTTCCCGGATTTAGAAACCTTTACAAAGGTGTCGTTCATTGCGCGGTCAAACACAATGTCGCTGACGATTTTTCCCGCAACAGCGGTTTTCTCGAAGCCGGGAGCGACGATAAGACCACGCTGGAGATCACCGCTTCGGTATGGCGCATTGGTCCGGATGCGATATGCCAATCCGGACGCAGATTGCCTAACCGGACCCTCCATGCCAGCTTCAGACATTCGGGACAGCGCCATCAGGTCATGGTAACGGATTGAGAAGCTAAAGCGGCCGATCCCGTCAACGAAGAATCGGTCCTCATATTTCCGGAGGCTTCTGTTTCCAAAAGAGGGCATCAGACCAGCTCCTTCGTGATAAGCGTCAGGCCGTTGCGTTCACCCGACCAATCTATAGGCGGTCCTTCCAGCACGAAGATACGATTCTTCCATTTCACACGCATCTGGGCTGTAATATCATCCCGGCGGCGAATGTAGAACTTCCACACCGCAGCATGAACGCCAAACCCATCGCCATCGATGACTGAGGAAGATGTACACTTGGCTTCCGCCCAGATCTCGCAAACATCTACCCATTCGCCGATCTTTTGATTGGCCGCGGTGGTTTGCTTTACTTCCTTCTGGATGGTGATCCGCTCTCTGAGTTTTCCTGCTTTCATTGGGATACCTCCTCGTTGCCGGCTCCGCACCATGCGAGGCAGGCAGCATAGATTTCGTCGTCAGACATAACCTGCATCTTTGGCTGGATCCAGTCTGGGAACGCATCCCAGGGCCGTGGTTTGTCCGCACTCAGCACCATGCAGGCAATGGCCTGTGCCAGATTAAAACACATGTAGGCCTGCCGCTCCATTCGGCCGCGGTAGGCCTTTATGTACTCGTAAAGCTCTCCGGGTGTGCGGTCCCATGCCGCGTCAGGATCGAGACCCGCAACGGCTGCCTCATGCACCAGGGACTGGATCTGCTCTGCCGGGCTTAGGTAGGGTTTTCATCTGCCGTCTCAGAAGCGGGGGGTTTATCTTCAGCGCCGATGGGCTTACCGGTCAGCAGTCGAGCCATAGTGGTAATCAGCTGCTTGCTGTTTTCCTCCACGGGATCAATTAATGACTCATAATCCTCTTCGCCCAGCAAGCCGGATTCGAGAGCAAGATCAAGGATCAGCTCGTTCTTCCTCTTAGGGGTCCAGGTAGGATCATCTGCCATCTGATCCAGCAGAGTGCTGCCATCTCTAAGCTTGTTCTTGGTATCGGGAAAAGTCAGAGCGGCAGTGAGCAGATCGATCTTCGCTTCGATATTGTTTACCGCCTCCAGAACAGCAATCACGGGAGAACCGCCTTCGCTTCCGTGCTTTTTGCTGTAACTCATGATAGCCTTACTGGTCAGGCGAAGGAAGAATTCCTGATCGCCTACCTGGATAGTCTTTACATTCAAACTCATGTGTTATCCTTTCCGGGTTGTCCCTTAGGTAGTGGTATCGGCCATATCGGGCTTTGCGATGGGTTTGACACTCATGGAGAAGGCAATGCCGGCATCGGTGGAAATGTCGCCGATGGGACGGTAACCCACGATGTAGCCCTTGACGGTCATGGTCTTGCCAATCGCGGCCGGCAGAACAATCTTAATTTGTACAAGGGTACCTGCATAAAATGCAGTCTCTGCGGCGTTTCGGCCTTCATCAGTCTTCTTGACAAAACCTTCAATGGCCATTTCCTCGGCTTCGATGAAGTCAGGAAGAAACTCCTTCATCTGGTCGTTGGTCTCATAGGAGTTCATATCCGTGACATCAACGGTGCCGCGGCTCATATTGGGAGGGCCCAGCTTAGTAATGGACGCAAAGTCCTTATAAGTGGAACCATCAGTGGAAATGGATGCTTTGCAACCGGAGCCGGTTGCCTTACCGGGAGTAGTACCAGCCATAAATCATTCCTCCTTAGGTGGTTTTTCCGAACTTCAGTTCGTTGATCATATCCTGGATACCCTGGGGAATTTTCTGCCCCGGGTTATCCAGTTCATGCAGAGTCATTGCTTTAACTGCCAGGCAGAAATCCGCGTGGGTGCCCGGGGTATC